CGTGGTGGAATGGTATGACCTGTTCAGCCAGTGCCCGCAAAAATACAAGACCCGGCTGAAGGCGAAGACCATGAAGGAGGCCATCGCCAAGAACACCGACGACGCGGTGCCCATCAACCAGCCGGCCACGGTTCAGAAGGACATCTCCCACTTGCGGCAGTTCTTCCAGTGGGCCAAGAAGATGAACCTTATTGCCCATGATCCAGTCGGCGACCTGAAGATCGAGAAGCGCAAGAAGCCCGAAGCCGACGACACCGGCAAGGGCTATTCGATTGACGAGCTGAAGACGATTTTCCAGCTCAAGCCCTTCCTGGCGTCGCCGGTAGAGCGCGGCTATCGCTTCTGGGTGCCGTTGGTGGCGCTGTTCACCGGCTCTCGGATGGGCGAAATCTGCGGTATGGATGCCTCCGATGTCTGCACCGACGGCGAACGCTGGTGGTTCATGATCCACAGCACCAAGACCGGCAAGAAGTATCCTTGCCCAGTTCACGACGAGCTGATCAAGATCGGCATTATGAGCCATGTGAAGAAGCGGCAGAAGGCCGGCGGCAAGCTGTTCCCAGACGCCCCCATCGGCTCTCCGAACCGTAACGCCTATGCTCCGGTTTCGCAGTGGTGGGACCACTTGCTAACGGGAGCGAAGCTGAAGCGGCCCGGCGTCAATGTTCACGCCTTCCGCCACAGCTTCGTCACTGCGACACGCGACTCTCACATCAATGATCACATGAGCATGGCCCTTGTGGGGCACAGCAGCGGCTCGAAGGTCCATGCGGACTACGGCGACGCGGCGGGCGTGATCGCCCGCCACGAAGCGATGAAGACGCTGATCTTCCGGGGGCTGGACCTGAGTCACCTTCACACGTAAGAGAGGATTTCCCCATCGTTTTAAGGGGCGTTATCTGAAAGCGCATTGACAAGGCGCAGGCGACGACAATCATATGGGGAAAACAGAATCAGAAAGCCCTTCAATGAAAACAACTGCCTTTATCGTCCTCATTTTCGCCGTAGCCATCTCGACAGAAGCGCTTTGCGCAGAAAGTCACGAAAAATATAAATGCGAAAATCTCCTTTCGCTTGCAGAGTTAGACATAGATGCTTCTAATTATGCGGCAAATTCAAATGACTGTGGAATTCCCATCGCCAACACTATACGGCAAGAAATACTCCTTATATTCCACAAGGCGCAACGCGACAAATATACAAAAACACAGATGATTTCATTCGACATGCATTGCTCAGCCTTCTTGTGCAGCGAAAACAGGGGGCTTGAAAAATGTGATAGAGATAAGACGCTCAGGTCTTTAGATAAATATAATGCAGACAAAATTGAGATAATGGATTGCCTGACAAGGTGAATTTGTAACTATTTTCGCAAAATGCTGCACACCTGCATTATCCTCACGTGAGGGATCTTATTTAGCTTTGCTGACGCAGCCATTCGGTCGCAACCTCGGCAATGCGGTGTGCTTCATCCTCACCAGCGGTCTCAGGGATGGAGATAAAGCGATCAACAGCACTGGTGGCCTGCACCTTGTCATTTAATAGCGCTGCCGCTTCAGCCCTCTCTTGAGGAGTGGCGTTACTGATCATCGCTTTCATGCGGGCGAGCAGGCTTCCCTCTCCCTGTTCACGCTCATAGGCGTCAACGGCCCGCTCCAGAACCTCCACCAGCATCAAGCCGTCGCGCTCGGCAATGGTCTTCACCTTCTCGTGCCATTCCTTGGTGACGCGGGTAGCGAACTGCTGATTGCGGCCCGTCGCCTTCAGCGTGCGACCGTCAACCTTGTCGCCATTGGCGATCCCCTTGGGCATTTTAGCTCTCCTTCTCCGTTGCCGGCACCATAGCGTGCTTTTCCCATGTCAGCAAGATAGCAGCTAGACGTTATTTTCGCATTCCGCTAAACTAATATCTAGCTTCTATTTTGAGACGAGGTTCAATATGCCTTTCGGAGAAATCTGGCCCGAGCCCCAGGCCAATGCCTACCAGCGTGCGGCTGATCACAACTGGCACATGCTTGGCCGCATCGGTGGGGGCATGGTGGGCACCTACCGCCGCGCCATTGACGACCAGCAGCGGCACGCTGACAAGGCCCGCGAACGTGGCGACCGGGAAACTGCCCAGCGCCATTTCGATGAGGTGGACCGGCTCTTTGAACAGCTCGAAACCTATCTGGCCTATGTCGGGAGCGTCCGTTGACGGCTCGCGGGAAGATCGCGGCATGGCGTGACGGCTCTGCCGGCTTCTTCCAGTGGCTCGAAGACGTTCAGCCCCGCGTGCCGTCTTCCAAGGGCGGTTACGAGGTCTATGTGCCCGGCGACCGGGAGCGGGAAGAGCTGCGCAAGGCGCTCGACGGCGATTACCGCACCATCGTCCTGTGCTGGCCTCGCCGGCACGGCAAGACCCTCGCGTCGGCCCTGATCATCACCTGGCGCTTTCTGACCCGCCGCACCCAGGCTATGGCGATGGTGGCGAACTCGGAAAAGCAGACGGTGGACACCGCCTTCAAGCTGGTCCGCACGATCCTCGAACAGACGCCCTACACCTCGGGCATGATCAAGGCCGGCACCATCACTGTCACGGCGGATAAGGTCGAATACGCCGCCCTCGGCAATCTGATCCAGGGCTTCAGCTCGAACCCCGCCGCCCTCTACGGCAAGAAGCTGTCGGTCGCACAGGTGAGCGAGCTGCACGCCGCCACCTCTGACGCCTCCTATCAGGTGCTCGCCTCCAGCACCATCGACACCGACGACGGCTTAGTGCTGGTGGACAGCACCGTCGGCCCCCGGTCCTCGCCGCTGTTCGCCCTGCACCAGCTTGCCGAGCGCGGTGACGACCCGACGCTGTTCTTCTCCCATATCTCCTATCGCGACCTTGCCGACGCCTGCGACAACGCGCCCCGCTGGATCAGCCCGGCGGCATTGCGCTCGCGAGCGGCCCAGATGCTCCCGGCGGAATTCGCCCAACAGCACCTCAACCAGTGGACCGCCGGCACGTCGGCGCTGTTCCCGCCCGAAGTGCTGGAAAAGTGCGGCGACACCTACCGCCTGGACGTGCCCAGCATCACCGGGGGAGCCGCCTGCATTGTTGGTGCCGGCCTGGATCGCGCCTATGGTTTCTCGATGCACGGCGACGCCACGGTAACGACCTGCGTCCTGAAGACGCTGATCGGCGAGGAAGATCACTTCTTCGTGCTGGCCTCCGACAAGGTGGCCTTCAGCTCTGCCGGCGGCATCAAGAAGGCGCTGACCCGCTATGCCCGCGAGTTCGGCATGAACCGTGCCGCCCTGGAAGCTTATAACAGCCAGGACGTGGCGGCGTGGTGCGCAGACCAGAGCTTCGACCATGAGGTGATCCACCCGACTGCCGAGCGGCAGGCCAACGCCTTCACGGCGCTCTACAACGCCGCCGCCGAGGGCCGGCTGCACATCCACCCCAGCTTTGAGCGCCTGCTGTCCGAGATGGGCACCTTCGAGTATCGGCTAGGAACTGGTGGCAACGGGGCCGCGGGTGCGCCGCGGTTCGAGGCGGCGAAGGGTGCCCACGACGATCACGTCTATTCGCTGGCATGGGCCGTCTACAGCCTTCGCGACGCCGAGCTGAACCCCTATGAGCTGAAGGGCATCAACTGCCACGGTGCCGGCCCTGTGGTGCGCCTGTGCTCCTTGAACGGCGGTGACTTCATTCCGCCCTGTGCTGACCGTTGCCGGTCAATGCAGGAAGCTCACCAGCTCTATCGAGGATACTGCGAGCGCGGGCACCTGACGCCCCTGCCGTTCGATGAGTTCCTTGCGGTGAAGGTTCGGAATGTCGGTGCGCATACGTTACCCCGTTGACGGAAATAACATCTAGCTGCTATTATTTAGTCTAGCTGCTAGATGTAAAGGTCAAACGCTTGCGAATGCCAACCTTTTTGAAGTCCGTCGTTTCTGGGCAGGTCAGCGCCGTTGATCCGGTGCTGGCCTTCGTCAAGGCGTCCCAGAAGCGCAAGGATCGCGCCGACAAGTGGCTGGCCTATTATCAAGATCGCCAGTCCGACGAGACTTACCGCCTGATCGCCCGCCGCTGGTCCGAGCCCGAGGCGTTCCGCGTCTTCACGCTCAACATCGTGAAGAAGGTGGTCAACAAGCGGGCCAACCTTTACCGCCTGTCGCCGACCCGCAGCTTCGAGGGCTGGAGCCAGGAGGCCGGCGACGCCCTTTACCAGTCCATCAACGCCGACGTGGTGCTGAAGCGGGCGAGTCGCTTGACCAAGCTGCTGAAGACCACGGCGCTCCAGATCGGTTGGCGTGATACCGCCCCGGTTCTGTCCGTGGTGACGCCGGCCATCATGGACGTGATCGCCGAAGACCCGGAATATCCCGACCGCATCATCCTCACTCGTCGCGCCCCCATCGAGGCGAACGTGACCTATGCGGATTGGACCGCCGACAGCTTCGCCATGCGCGACTATCGCGGCAATCCAATCCCCACGCCCGGCAACCCCGAGGGCGTAAACCCTTATGGGGTGCTGCCCTTCGTGCCGCTGTTCGACACCTTGCCCGATGACGAGTTCTTCCTGCCCGGCGGCGAAGACCTGATCGAAGCGCAGGAAGCCATCAACGTCGCCTTGTCAAATCTGTGGCGAGCCGTCGAGCTTCAGGCGCATGGGCAGGCTTGGGCAACCGGCGTGCCGGCTGGCGAGGCTCTGAACGTCGGCCCTGATCGCGCCATCACCCTGCCGGATGGCGGAATGTTTGGCTACGCGGCTCCGAACGCGCCCATCAACGACATCCTTGAAGCCATTCAGTTCGCCATGCGGCAGATCGCCGCGACCAATGACCTGAGCGCCGACGTGTTCGACTTGGATCGCAACAGTGAAAGCGGCGCGGCCAAGCACGTTGAACAAATCGACCTTCGCGAAGCCCGTCAGGACGACATCGCCCTGTGGCGGACCTACGAAACGCGCCTGTTCGAGTTGCTGAAAGTGGTGGTCAACACCCACCAGCCCGGCACCATCCCCGCCGACGCCACCTTGCGCGTGGACTTCAGCGAGATGCAGGAAAATCTCACCGAAACCGAGCGACTGACCAACGCCCGCACGAAGCTCGACATCGCCGTGTGGAGTCCTGTTGACGCGCTCATGGCCGAGAACCCCGGCCAGTTCATCACCCGCGCCGATGCAATGGCTGAACTCGTCCGCCGCAAGGCTGAGACGGATCAGCTCATTCCGGCCAACCAGCTCAACACCCTTGCAGGAACGACCCCATGACCACCACCACCGAAACCACCGAAGACGTGACGCCGCCGGCCAGCAACGACAACGAAGTCTCCGCCCTGAAGGCCGAACTCACCAACTTGGGCGAACAGGTTTCGCACATGGCCGCGCTCGTCCTCGCCGACGTGCCCGAGAAGTTCAAGGCGCTGATCCCGGAAGGGCTGTCGCCTGCCGCTCAGGCCGCGTGGGTGCTGAAGGCTCGGCAGTCCGGTTTGTTCGGCACCGTGACTGTCCCGGCAACGACCGCCGGCCAGAAGCCGACCAACACCCCCAAGACCATCGACTTCAACAGCCTGCCCTATCACGAACGCATCAAGGCCGGCTACGGCAAGTAACTCACTGAAAGGACGTTAAAAAAATGGCTTTGACTATTCAGCAGTGGCAGGCGCTTAACCCGCAGCCCATCGCCTCGGGCATTGTCGAGGTGTTCGCCCGCACCAACCCCGTTCTCGAACGGCTCCCGTTCATCAATATCGCTGGCAGTGCCTACCGCTATAACGTCGAAGAGACGTTGCCGGGCGTGTCGTTCCGCGATTTCAATGCCGGCTACACCGAGTCCACCGGCGTTGTGAACCCCGAAATCGAAAAGCTGACCCTGTTGGGCGGTGACAGCGATTTCGACAAGGCGCTGATTGCCATGCAGGTTGGCGATAATGACGCCCGCGCCGAGCTGGACGCCATGAAGGCGAAGAGCCTGTCGTTGCAGTGGCTCAAGACCTTCCTGCACGGCGATACCGGCGTTGACCCGCTGTCGTTCGATGGCCTTCAGAAGCGCATCTCGGGTGATCAGCTCCTTTCTGCCGGCACCAACGGCGGCGACCTGACTCTTGACCTGCTGGACGCCACCATCGACGCCTGCCGCGACACTCCCGACCTGCTGGTGATGAACAAGCCCATGCGCCGTGAGCTGAACCGCCTGATCCGCGCTTCCGGCCATGCCCTGGAGATCATCACCGATCAGTTCGGTCGCCAGCTCCAGCACTATCAGGGCATCCCCATCGGCGTCATCGACAAGAACCCGACCGATGGTGAAGTGATGGCCTTCAACGAGACCGCCGGCACCAACGCCAACACCTGTTCGATTTATGCCTTGTGCTTCGGCCCCGGCAACATCCAGGGCATCCAGACGGCTCCGATGGACGTGCGCGACCTGGGCGAGTTGGAAGTGAAGCCGGCTTTCCGCACCCGCATCGAGTGGTATTCGGCTTTCACCGTCAAGCACGGTCGCGCCGCCGCTCGCCTCGCTGGCCTGAACCAGCCGAGCTAACCCCTTAACCCAGGCCGTGTGGGTGCCTTCTCTGTTGGGCAAAGTCACGGTGCGGATCAGTCGGTGAGTGCCGCGCAGCAAAACCCCGACAGCCGGCAGGTGGGTCACTCTCCAGCGTGGCCGGCAGTTCAAGGGAGGTGGGAAACCACCTCCCAACCTCTTTCCCCATCTTGGATGCCGCCATGTCCCTCACCGTTGGAATTGACGCCTACATCGACCTCGCCGCCGCCAATGATTACATGGGCAATCGGCTGAATGCGGCGGATTGGACCTTTGCCGACGATTACATCAAGGAAGCCGCCCTCTGCATGGCGACCAAGATGCTCGACCGTCAGCGGTATGTCGGTCGCATCGCCAATCTGACCCAGCCCCTCGCTTGGCCCCGCATTGGTCACGCCGTCATCGACGCCGGGCGGCAGTTTGACGACTTCTGGCAGGTGGACGCTTTCCAGCAGTATGCCACGTCGCCGCTGATCGGTGCCGGCGTGGTGGATCAGGAAGGCCGCATCATCCCGAGCAACACTATCCCGCCGGCCATCGCGCAGGCCACGGCAGAGCTTGCCCTGTTCCTCATGCGCTACGACATCACCGACGACCGCGTGCGGCGTAGCGTGTTCAACATCCGCTCGGAACGCATCGGCGAGTCTGGCGTGACCTATGACAGCGCCGGCAGCAACGAGAACAGCCTGCCGGCCAACGTCCGCGAACTGATCGCGCCGTTCCTGACCAGCGGCCTCGGATGCAGCGCCCGGCTGGTGGTGTAAGCCATGGGCAAGTTACTCCCCTTTGACCGAAACGTGATCGCGGTGCAGCCGGCCAACGATCACGCCGCCCCGGTCACGGTGCAGTCGCTCGAAACCTCCAGCAAGCGCCACCACCAGGGCATCACCACCCGCTCGAATAATCACCGCGCCGGCCTAGCTGTCCTTGAAGAAGAGAAGCCGGGCATCCCTGCCGAGCAAATGCTGTGGCTGGCGGTCATCGCTCGCATTATGGAGGACGCTACCGCCGGCTTGACCATACCGGGTGCGACCAAGTGCGACGTAGAGCGAGTGCGTAACGAGGCGGTCAATTGGTTCACCGACAACAGCCGCGATTTCCGCGACGTGTGCATTCTCGCCGGCCTTGATCCCGATGCCGTCCGCTGGCACGCCCTGAAGGCCATCAAGGAAGCCAAGGCACAGAACGCCCCAGCACCACGCCGGCTATCACGGCTTGGTCGCTCGCTTATGGCAACCACTGCCCTGTCACCGCTGAAGATGGCTGCATAGAGCTGACGAGGGGAAGACGGGCGAGGGGGAAGATGGACGAGAGAAGCGCCTAAAGAGGAAGGCGACCACAGGAAAAGCACTTCGCCGAGCCTTCCGAACCGCTCCCCGACCACCCCACCATCGAAAACCACCTCGAAACCCGCCTGCCGGGCCAGAAATCGACGAATAGGACGAAAAAGAATGGCAAAACAGCATGTTGGACAGGTTGAAAGTCTACCGGCAGTCCCGGCAGAGTTCGATTTGGTCCTCGCCGGGGAGCGAATTGACGGTCGAACCGTCATGGCGCGGCACTTTCGACAGATGGCCGGCGACCTGATTGCCCAGATGGGCAACTTCGTTAGCCCGTCCGAGAAGATGATGGTGCGGCACGCCGCAACCCTTTCAATTCTCTGCGAAATGGACGTGAAGAAGCTGGTCGAGGGCCAGGACATCGACCAGGAGAATTACCGCCGGAACGTGCAGGCGCTTCGTGCCGGGCTGGTGAACCTCGGCTTGGCGAAGAAGAGCCGCGACATCACCAAGGCGGACGGCTCCCGGCTCTATGACGCCCATACCGCCGCCATCCTCGAAGCTGACTGATCACGGCGCGGTGCATTCGCAACACCGTCGCAAATCTCCCCGTTGATCGCCCAAAATGGCGCTTGTGGCATTTGTATATGTTGGTATACTGTTGCCACAAGCAGGGAGATGGCGTCATGGCCTCGGGCAAATTCATCGCGTATTACCGCGTTAGCACCGACAAGCAGGGTAAGAGCGGCCTTGGCCTCGAAGCCCAGCGCACCGCCGTCATGGGCTACCTCAACGGTGGGGCTTGGGAACTGGTGGAGGAATTCACCGAAGTCGAAAGCGGCAAGCGCAATGACCGCCCGCAGTTCGCCGCCGCCCTGGCAGCTTGCAAGAAGCACAAGGCCACGCTGATCATCGCCAAGCTTGACCGGCTTGCCCGCAACGTGGCGTTCGTCGCCGGGGTGATGGAAAGCGGCGTTGAGTTCGTCGCCGTCGATAACCCGCACGCCAACAAGCTCACTGTGCATATCCTTGCTGCTGTTGCTGAACACGAACGCGAGATGATCAGCGCCCGCACCAAGGCGGCGCTTGCCGAGGCGAAGAAGGCCGGCACGGTGCTGGGCAATCAGAAGAACCTCGGCGAAGCCCGAGCCAAGTCTGAAGAGGTGCGTCGCGCCAAGGCGCAACAAGCGGTCGCGAACGTGCTGCCAGTCGTCCGCCAGATACAGGCAGCAGGGGCGAAGACGTTGCGCGACATTGCCGCCGCCTTGAATGCTCGCGGCATCACCACGACACGCGGTTCGAGCTGGGACGCGAAGGCCGTGAAGCGCGTTCTCGACGCTGCTTGAGATAGCATCTAGCCTCTAAAACCCCACATCAACAGAAAAGCCCGTTAGCGAGTCGCTGACGGGCTTTTGCTGTTCTGCGCTAGGCAGATAGCGGGCGCATGGCTTGCGCCCGTTGGTGACTCGCGCACGCGGTTTGTGCGCTATGCCGAAGTCATGGATGGAATGCCGGGTTGACAGTCGGGGCGGGTGGCATCCTCGAACCCGGCTTGGCGGCACCCCACCCCCTTATGGAGATGTTGCGCCGCGCCGGGTGGACACCCGCCGGAAAATTGGATGCCGCTCCCGCCTAGGCTCCCTACAAGAACTTCACCGCATCGGGACGAGGAACAACCCGCGTCACAGGAACGGCGGGTGCGCTCGGGCGCGGCTTCGGCAGCTTCACATTTCCATTCTCAAGCATCCACCGATACCACTCCTGAGCATCCGCAATATGGGTAGCCAGATCATCGTCACTCCATTCGGGCAACTCCTCACATTCGCCGGAATTGATGCTGCACAGTTCATTTTCGGCGGTCATGTGAAGATTGCTAAGCATGACACTGATCAAGTCGCGAGCCGACTTGTTCGCGAAGCGGGGGGAGGCTTCTTCGCCACGCTTCTTGTGTTCGATGCGGACGAATTCCGCGAAGTGCTTCATCAGGCGCACCTCGGCGTTGTATTGAAAATCGACGGTCACATACAGGTCGTCGCGGGTGATCAAAGGCTTATTGGTCATGTCCATCTCCATCAGGTAGGGCGTCGTCGTGACGCGATGGGCATTATTAGTAACCACCTTCTGATGGCATTGCGCGTGGCTAATTAATAGGACCCTGTTAGAATGGGATCATGAGCAAGCGCACCACCATCCACCTGCCTCTCGAACGGCATGAGCAGCTCAAAGCCATCGCGAAAGCCCACGGCTTTGCGAAAATCACCGAGTTTCTGGATGATTGGATCAGCACGGAGGCTGGCAAGCTGGATAACGCCGCTTCCCCGTTCAAGCTTGCCAGGGATCAGCGAAGTAGTGTGACCATCGAGATCGACGGCATTCCGAAGCTAACCATGACCGAAAAAGAGACGGTCGAGCTAATCACGATGCTGACAGAAGCCATTAATGAGCGTTTGCGGCTAGACATGCCTGTTGAGCTTGCGGCTTCTGGGACGCTGTTGTCAGTTGGCGCTCGTGGTCGCGGCTATGAACTGGTTGTGTGGGCACCTGCTGGCACCCACACCAATGGGCGCACCAAGTATGAACCACACATACGAGGGCTGACCAAGAGCTTGGCGTTGGAGCTGAAAGACGCCCTGCACCAAATCTTGCAAACCCCTCTTCCAATCCCGACTCACCCACGCTAGAATAATGTCCGTCCGATCAGGCGGGGCTTCCCGTATCGGCTGCTATAAAGCTCCCAAAGCAATTCGCTGAATTAGCTCGCACGTCGCGAACGCATCCGACGTGCTTCATAGCGGCCTCGTTTTTAAAGCCTTATGCCGGGAACATGACCGGGAGGTGCCAGCCGCAGGCGAAGGGAATGATTGCTTGTGCGCCAAGCGCGGAGGAAATCCGCAACAGTGCCCAAGTTCAGTCGGTGCCCGGCTCAACTCGTCGTGAGACGACTGCGAAAGACCACCAAAAAGATGGAAGCTCTGCGGAGACGCACCTTCCTCTTCCCTGGCGTTGAAGGTAAGCGACCGGGGAAGGCGGCAGGCGCAAGCCTGCCAACCGCGTAGATCAGAGATGATCGGGATACGGAACCGCACGCTTGGTCAATGGACGCCACCAAGCTACAGCCCGGCGGGGCTGTCAGGTTCTTCACCACCTTCGACGGATAGGTCAAGGATTTCCCCCGGCAGTGGATGGGCGATGAAAGTCGCTTTGGTCATTTTGACCTCACATTCACTGCTGGGGGGGAAATCCATCTCCGGATAGGTCATGTTCAGCACTGACTGAGCATCGAAAGAAGCCAAGCTTGAAGAGATCGGCTGAAGCGAAGCAGGTGAGCGTAGCGAGCGCGAAGCGAAAGCCGCAGATGCAGCCGCGTTTTGTAGCCTTAGAAGAGCCGCAATGCCCCGTGACGATTGAATGCTTCATAAGGGCATCGGAACCCAAGTAAGTCACCGCTGACTTACTTTAACACATTGATATTAAACGCTTTTTTCTCTTGTCTCGGAGTCTGCACGCGGCTACCGTAAGGCCATCGCCTTCGGGCACATGAAGAGAGGAAGCCAGATGAAGACCCAGAGCATCACCATTCAGGAATTCGCCGACATCTCCGAGGCGTTGGAAGACTGCATCATCACCTACGAGGGCACCCTGACGGCCCATGAAGGCATTCATCCGAAGCTTGGAAGTGTCGTGATTATCGCCGGCACCAATGACGACGCCTTGCTGATCACCCGGCAGGCGGCTTAAGCGATGAGGAGGCCCGCAATGCAGATCACAGCACCTCGCCGCCGGCTTGTGCTTGTGGGTGCCCTGGCGGGCTTCCTATCGACCTGGACCAGCGTCGTGATTATTTTTTTTAAGCAACGTCGACAATATCAAGCCACTTCAATCGACCAGAGCGACTAAACGTTTTAAATGCTCGCACATTCAGCAAGCCTACGTCGGAAAAGCGCTCCATTGCATTCGCTGCAAGGCTATTAGCTATTCTTGTGACGTTCTCTGAATTCCTTGCGTCTGAAACCAATTGAAAAGGTATTGGGCGGCGCTCATCAAACAGGAATATCCTGCCCTTGTATGTATTGACATTGTAGCTCGACACAATGCCCTGAACATCTTCTGGGTATGAGCGTGGATCTGAATACATCATGTATTCAAAAGTATTATCTGAGAATGGATTTGTTATGGGGGTTACACCGTCACCCCCCAATACAAATGCATTCGTGGCCGTTTGTGAGGAGACTATTGGACGATGCATATCGCGAATGGAAATCTGCGTTTTTTCGATTACAGCATCCAGCTTCGATTGCGGCAGCTCCCGTTGGCTTCCTCTCGCTTTCATTTCTTCAACTTTTTCACCTATCGATTTCTCGTAATCGACGTGAAAACCAAGCGTCTCCGAAATAACATAATCATAAGCTGAATAAACAAGATGCCCCAGAGGCGTATCCTTGGGAGCAGTTGTTATGTTATATAATCCAGTCCCAAGCAGAGAAACAACCGCCAAGAATTTCCAGCTCCCAGGCTCTGGTGGGAGTGCTATTATTTTTGCATTTTTTAATGCCGTTGCATGGACAATAACCTCTCCATTAAGAACGACATGTGTTGTAAGGGCTAAAGTCCGTTGGAAACCAGCAAGAGCCTTGGAAATATCATAAAAATCAATTTCATGACCGTCGGCGTCATTCCCGCCAAAGGAGAGCGTAAAAGGTAAGCCAGAGACTGTCATAATGCCCCCTGTGCAACATCACCACTTAGGGGCAATACTATACCAGTTTTCTCTTTTTTGGAAATGTCGCAGGTAAGATCGAAAATTCCCACAAACGATCCCACAACAGCTCCCACGGAGCTGTATAAGTCGTTGATTTTTAAGGAAAAATCGCGCTTGGCGTCCCCAAGGGGATTCGAACCCCTGTATCCACCGTGAAAGGGTGGTGTCCTAGGCCTCTAGACGATGGGGACATCGCGGAGGAGCCGTTT